CAAGCGTCAGTTGATCCGTGCGGGCCAGGCGGCATTGAACGCCCTGCCCGGCCCGCGGCTCGTGGACATCGACGATCCAGGATTCGACCCGAACGCCGAGCCGCCGGGCGGCCGGATCACGGACGAAGAGCGGATGACGGCCCATACGGCGATGACCCGGGCGCTCACCGGCGAGAGCACGACGCAGGGGGCCTGGTTCGCCCTCAAGGTTCTGTTTTTGTTGGCGAGGCTGGCGGGATGATAAGGCGCTGCACATTTCTGGCGACCGTCTATTTCCTGGCAATGGCCCTGGGCTGCGAGCTGCCATCGACCCGGATCGCCCTGGACGGCTACCGCCGCGGCCGGACCGTGCAGTCGTGGGTGGTGCAGCAGCAGCACGACGAGATCGTGCGGCTGGTCTTCCGTGAGCAGCGTCGGGCGGCGATGGCCGCCGAGACCGACGAAGCCCGCAGCGAGGCGTTCCGGGTGCTGGCCCAGCGGGTGCAGGTGGCCTATGACTGGTTGGATCAATATCGACAGGCGGAGTTCATTCTGGATGCGACCGTGCTGAGTAAGCTGGTGGGGAGTCGTCATGCTGCCAAGGCGATCTGGGATGATCTCAAGGCACGGGCGAAATCGCATCCTTCCGAAAGCGGCGGGCGTCCGCCTGAGCCTCCTCCCCCTCCGGAGGCCGACGGCCCCGCCGCGCGCCTTGAGTCGCGTCAACCGCTCAAGGCGAAACTGACTTCCGCTGTTGTCGCGCCCGGCGGGGTACACGAGGGCGAGGGATCGTCCGACGTTCCCGCCGGGCCGACACCAAGTGGTTTGTGGAATGGCGATCGGTTCGTGGCATACGGCGACCTGCCGGCGAGGCTGCGATGATTGGATGGGACAACCGAGACACAGAGACCGATCGGACCCCGTTGTTGCAGCGGCAGTTGAGGCGATTCCAGCCTACGGACAAGATTGGCTGGCTGTCCATCGCCCTGGCCATCGCTTGCGTGGCCGTGTTCGTCTGGATGCTCGCGCTCATCGCCGCGCCGATGGATGGCGGAGGTCGGCCATGAAGCGGGCGATCGCTCAGGGCGTGGTGATCGGCCTGATCCTGTCGGCATTGGGGCTGGTCGGCCTCTGCGTGTTGGGCTGCACGCTGCACCTGCACGTCGGCGAGCGGCACTACTGCGGGTCGGCGGCGACCCAGCCGGCCCAAACGACGCTGGGTTCGCCGAATCCAGACGTGATCCTGGAGGTTGAATGATGGGCAAAATTCGCAACTTACTGAATGGCAACAAGTCGTATCTTGGTTTTATCGCCCTGGGCCTGTTGGGCCTGGCGCGGGCCGGCGACTGGATCACCGAGGACCAGTTTCAGACATGGGCGGTCGTCGTCGGCAGTTTGACCGGCGTGGCTATGCGGGCTGCGATTCAGAAAAGCGGCCCGAACGGCGGCAAGGGAGACCCGGCATGATCGCATATAACAGTCTTAAACAGATTGTGGCCCCGCTCACGGAGGTCGTATCGCTGGCCGAGGCCCGTGATTTCGCCAAGATCGACGACGAGCTGGAAGACGCAATCGTCGGCGGCCTGATCCGGTCGGCCCGTGAGACCTGCGAGACATTCACGGCCAGACAGTTCATCATCGCCCGGTGGCGGCTCAAGATGGACGCATTTCCCTATACCGACTCGATCATCGAGATGCCCAAGCCGCCGCTTACGACATCGGTCGGCGAGGTCTCGAACTACGTTGCGTCGATCCAGTATTACGATCCGGCCGGTGCGTTTCTGACCCACTCCTCGACGTTGTACACGGCGGACACCGACAGCGATCCGGGCCGGCTCTATCCGATTGTCGGCCAGAACTGGCCGGCGACGCGGACCCATCCGGATTCCGTCTGGATCACCTTTCATGCCGGGTACGGCTATTCGCCGTCGAACGTGCCTGAGACCATCCGGCTGGCGGTCAAGCAGCTGGTTGCCCACTGGTATAACAACCGTGAGGCGTTCGGTCCGATCCCGACCGGCGGCTCGTTGCCGCACGATGTCGAGGACATGCTGTCGTCGTATTGCGTGAGGAAGTTCACATGAGCGTCATGTCGCCGCAGGCCGGGACCATGACCCGCCGACTGATGGTCGAGTGGAACGACGATTCGGCCAGGGACGAGGCCGGCGCGCCGGTTCCAGAATGGCGGCTCTACGCCATGCGTTGGGGCCAGGTCGAGCCGCTTTCCGGGCGAGAGTTTTTACAGGCCCAGCAGATAGACAGCGAGGTGTCAGTCCGGATCACCATGCGGCACATCAAGGGGCTGACGTCCAAAATGCGGTTTGTCGATGTCCGTGACGGGCAGCGGATGATCTATGAGATCGGCTCGATCGTCGATTTTGGCTCGTTGCACCGCAAGACGGAGTGCTTGTGTAAGGCCGGCAGACAGGAGCCTTCCCCGAGGCCCGGTCCTGCTGGACACTCTTATTCGCCGTTTCGCACGGCGGGGGGTGGATAATGGCTGAGCGGGCCTCATGGCTGGACTACGCCGAGAAGGGCGGCATAAAGGCGAACGAGATAAGCTTCGCGTCCGTCGGTCTTGGGCGATTGCAGGAGATCCTCGAGCGCTTTCCGCTTCGGCACGCCAGGAAAGTTCTCCATCCGACGGTTTCGTCGGTGGCCCAGGTGGTGTTGTCCAGGGTCAGGTCGTTGTCGCCGAGGAAGACGGGCAGCCTGCGTCGGGCCTGGCATAAAAAGACAAAATGGTATGGGCATTCGCTGACTTCATTCGCCATCGTCAAGGCGAATTACAGTCCGTTCAAGACCAAGCCCGGCTACGCCCCGCACACGCACATAATCGAGAAGGGCACGGAGCCCCGCTATACCAAGATCGGGGCCAAACGGGGGATCGGACCAGCTTTCCACATGATGGCCCGGACGCAGCAAACCGTCGGACCCCGTGTTGAAGCCAGACTGACCGCCCAGGTGCTTAAGCGGCTTGAGGCTGAAATCCGCAAGGAGATGGGCGAATGATCTATCGAGTCCTGCACCGCCTGTTGTCGGAAGACGGTCAGCTCCAGGAGCTGGTCGGCGGCCGTATCTACCCTTTTCCGGCTCCGCAGGAATACAGCAAGCCATTCGTCGTTTTCGAGCCGCAGTCAATGGAGCACGAGGAGAGCCTGAGCGGCCACAGCGGACTATCGAAGGCGACGGTATTGATCCACTCCTGCGCCGCCGATCCCGGCGGGCTGGTGCGGGCGTGGACCATCTCGACGGCCGTGCGGCTGGCCGTGCAAGGCCGCAACGGCGAGCTGGTCGAGGGGATCATCGTGGGCGGGATTCAGACTCCGGACGAGTCATTCGACTTCGCCCTGCCGGAAAACGAGAGCGAATACGGCATCCACATCGTTTCGCTTACCGCATTGATATCGTGGAGAACAGACAAACGTTTCCGGCTTGAGCCGGTGGAGGCAGTAACATGAGTGATGCAGTCGTCAGTCTCGGGACTTTTTTTGAAATCGACATTGCACAGACGGGGGATTGGCTGGTGGTCGCCGAGGTGAAGACCATCGGAGGTCCGTCGACCGACAAACAGATTCACGACGTGACCCACCTGTTGAGTCCGAATTACTGGCGGGAGTTCCTGGGCGGCCTGAAAGACTCAGGCAACCTGACGCTCAACGTGAACTGGATCACGACGGACGCCTCGCACGAGGTGGTCTGGGACGCCTTTGACAAGTTGCCGACCGCCGGCGATCCGCAGGCCAAGCAGAACTTCCGGCTGACCTACAGCACGGGCGAGGCCCAGGAGTTTGAGGGATACGTCCAGAACATCTCGCCGAACGCCGACCGGGAGGCCCCCTATGAGGCGACCATCACCGTCAAGATCACCGGGCCGCTGACGCATCCGGCATAACAGGAGATACAGGTGATAATTGATACGCTGCCAGTCGAGATAGTAAATGAGTTCCCGACGCTTGAGGTGGCCGTCCCGGAATGGGGAAACGGCGCCCACGTCAAAATGCGGGCCGCCTCCGCCGCCGAATACTCGGACATCGAGTCCAGGCTCCGGCCGGCCAGGGGGAAGGACGGCAGCCTGAACGATTTCAAGGTCAGGGTTATCGCAATGTCGGCGATCAAACCTGACGGGAGTCGGCTATTTCAGGAGTCTGATCTCAAGTGGCTTTCGTCCAGGTCGGCGGCGGTAGTCAATCGTCTGTTCGACGCCGCCTCGCAGTTGAACGGGATGCGGAAGGATGACGCCGAGGAAACAGAGGGAAACTGAGACGTGCCGAGCTGCGGCGATTCGCCTTTTACCTGGCGGCCCACCTCGGCATTTGGAATGTGGACGCAATGCTGGCGGTCATGCCCCTGCGTCTGCTGAGGGAGTGGGAGGCCTATTTTCGGATCGAGCCATTTGGTCCCGTGCTCGACGAGAATCACTGGGCCTACCGCAAGAAATACGGAGACCCGCTGCCCAATGACCAGGGGGCTATGCGGATCGTCGATCACGCCATAAGGATGGCCGAACATGCCGGCAAGCGCAAAGGAGGTCGCAGTACGGATCATCGGCAACGCCAGCGGCCTCCGCGCGGCGTTCAACGGGGCCAAGGCGAGCGTCAGTAATTTCGAGAACTCAATGCAGCGATCGTCGATGGTCGTGCGGGCTTCCAGCTCGCAGATGTTCAATTCCGTCGGCTGGCAGATGGACCTGCTGAGCAAGCGGGCCCTGAGCGCGTCCGCAACCATGAAACGGATGCAGCGCAGCGTCGCCAGCCTGACCGGCTCGCTGAGCAGCATGAAATCAGGGCTGATCGGCCTCTTGGCGGCCGTGGGAGCCGTGAAGGCGTTCCAACTGTTCACGCGGGCGGTCCGCGAGTTCGTCGGCACGATCAACGAGAGTATCGAACGGATGGACCGATTGGCCAAGACCGCCGATCGTGTCGGGATAAGCGTCCAGCGCTTGCGTGAGTTGCAGTTGGGGGCCACGCTCTCCGGGGCCGACGCCGGGACGCCGGTCAAGCTCATGCAGCGGCTCTCCAAGGTGCTTGGCGACGCCGCCGACGGCTCGAAGACGGCGCAGGACGCCTTCGATCGGCTGGGCCTGTCAACCGAAACGCTGGCCGGCATACCGCTCGATCGGGCGCTGGAGACAGTCGCCAACGCCCTTCGGAACCTGGGTAGGCCAACCGAGCGGATCGCCGTGGCGCTTAAACTTTTCGGGGGGGAAGGCGCCGAGGCCCTGAACTTTCTGGAAAACTTCACCATCGCCGCCGAAGACGCCCGTCAAACTTTCGCCCGGGCTGGCATAGCGATCAGCGCCCAGGACACCCAGCGAATCGAACAGGCCAACGACGCAATGGCCCGCGCGAGGGCTATTTGGGAGGCCGTGAAGGATATCATAGTGGCCGAGTTCGCCCCGGCGATCACCGAGGGGGCCGCCGCCCTGCTGGAGATGGCGTCGCGGGGGGAGGGGATCGGGGAGACCGTGCGCAAGGAGGCGAGAACGGCGGCTGTGGCCATTGCGACCTTTGCGGATATAGCCGTCAACTCATTCAATGCGATCAAAAACACCCTGGGCACCCTGGAAACAATGCACAGATGGTTTATAAGCATCTACAAGCCGGCGCAACTGGTGAACTCGGCGATGAAGAGCCTCTGGAAGACGATGAGTTCCGAAACAGGCGCGAGCACGATCGCCCAGGACGTCAAGAAGGCATTCGACGCCATTGCCGAAAGCGGCCAGGGACCATCCCGGGTCACCGCCGGCTTTGACGAAAACGAGATCAAACGGCTGGAGCGAGTGCAGGACATTCTCGACAAATTGCAACAGTCGGACGAGCCGCCGGTTATCCGACAACTGGAGAAGCTGGGGGCGACCGCCGATCAGATCGAGGAGGCCATGAAGGCGCTGGAGGCGTCCGACGCCGCCGACGCACAGAAGAAATTTGAGACCAGCATCGAGAGCACTATCCAGTCGCTCAACGACCAGATCACCGCCTTCGGCCGCGGAAAGGACGGTCTGGATCTCTACAAGCTCCGGCTCCAGGGGCTCGACGACGCGACGGCCATGTTCATTTTCGAGCAACAGCGGTTGGTGACATTGCTGGAGGCCGGGCTGCCCAGTGAGGCGGATGCGGCCATCGACCGGCACCGCGCGCTGATGGATATGCTGCGCGAATCCTACGATAAGGGCGCCATGAGCGTCGATCAATTTCGTAAAGCGTCGGTCAAACTCAATGCGATGCTGGAAGACGTGTTCGAGAAGGAGGCCGACTTTTTCACCAAGCGGGTTGAAGACCCGACGGTCGAGATCGAGCGGCGTCTCCGCAGACTGAAAGACGCCTTTGAGCGGAAGGACATCACGCCGGACGTCTTCACCAAGAACATGGAGTTCGAGCGCAAGGAACTGGAGAAGCTCCTGGACCGTGAAAACACGAGTCATTTCGCCGGGGTGGGGGCCATCAGCCGCGGCACCGCCGAGGCGATTCAGGCGGAAGTCGGGGCGCAGCAGCGGGAAATCGCGTTGTTGACGGAAACCAGGGCGCAGACACAGGCATTCAAGCGGGCGGAAAAGCTTCTTGAGGACATCAAGACCAACACCGGGGAGCAGGCGGGCGTCTACGGGAGACAGTAATGGGGGTCGTTCGCGTCACCGAAACATCCGACCGAGAAGGGCAGATCAACTATCGCCTGAGGAAATACGTCCGCACGTTCCGGGTGCTGACCGATGATAGTCTGGACGACGCCGTAGCTGTTCTTGCCGCCAATCTCGGGCCGACCGAGCGGATTCCCGCCGACGCCGAGCCGTTTCCGACCGATACCGGAGCAACCGTCCAGGAGCGACGGGCAGCGCCGCAGGAGGACCACCCACGCCTCTGGCTGGTGACAGTCACCTACGAGGCCAGCACGGGCGAACTGAGTCCCGCCGGCAATCCGCTGCTGCGCCGACCGGAAATCGAGATATCGGGCGTTCAGACCGTCGAGCCGATCGAGGTGGAGCCCTGGCATGTTGACAGTGGGACGGACCCCAGGCAGCAGCAGTCCCCGCCGATCCCGGATTACCGACAGGTGCGCAGCGTGAACAACGTCGAGATCATCCGCCGGCCGATCGTCAACTGCGTGGCCGACAGGTTCACCAATCCGCCGGTGATGGTCGAAGTCGTGCGGCCGCAGTTGACCATCACCCGCAATGAAGACATTTACATCAATTCCCGCCCCGACGCGGCCATTCTCTACCGGCACTTGGCCTATCGAAACGCTATAAATGTCGATCGGTTTCGCCTGCTGGACGACTGGATCGCCCCGCGCACCTGCCGCATGGCGGAAGTGGGCGCGGTCCTCGCCGCCGAGCAGGGATTCACCTTCTGGCGGGTCAGCTACACAATGGAGTTTGACGACGAGACGTTTCTGCGATCTGTCGCCAACCGGGGAATGAACGAGTGGCTGCGTTTGCCGAGCGGCGATATCGACGCAAACTCGCAGGGCCGGCCGAGGAAGAAGGAAATTGTCGATGACGCCCAGCGTCCCATCTCCGAGCCGGCCTGGCTCCGCCTTGACGGCTCTGAACTGAAAAAGGGGCCGGACACGCCGTTTGAGGATTTCCAGTACCTGGTATACCACGTGTATCGTGAGGCGGCCTTCGACGCCTTGAACCTGCCCCGATACATGACGGAGATCGTAAGCCTACAGCCCTGACAGGAGCGACCATGCCTTCGACACCTTTTCTGAACGTTCTCGATACCGACACCTATTGTCGGGGCACCTTCGGGGCGAACGCGATCCGCTATCCGTCCGGCTCGATTACCGACAACGATATCGCAAGCCTGGCCGACATTGCCGCCCGCAAGTTGCAACATACCTACTCGCCCAGCCGATCGTGGGAGTCGACGGTCATCGCCCCCGACGGAGAATACGGCTTGCACCACGTCCGTGGCGTCAAAGCCACGGTTGTCGGCTTCTCTATCACGGCCCTGGACCCCTGCACGGTGGACGCCGAGATCGAGGTGGACCTGCTCAAGAACGGCGTTTCGGTGCTCAGCTCGCCGGCAACGCTGAATGCGACGGTTTCCGCCTATACCCAGATCGCCGCCCCCGTGGCCACCAGCGGCGGGACCACCGGGGACACCTACTCGATTGCCATCACCAGTGCCGCCGGGGCCGGAGTGCTGGCCAAGGGGCTGTCGGTGCAGCTCGAAGTCATCGAGGCCCTGGCCGCCGGTGCCGTCGCCGGGGCGGCGGTCAGTCCGATCGGACGACTCATCAAGCCCTTCGTCTATAATGATGCCTCGCCGCTGGCCATCGGCACCATTCCGTCCGGCTCGTATGCCACCAGCACCATCATCGGGATCACCACCAACCTGGACGGCGGGGCCCCGACGTTGACCGTGGGCGACGCCGGCGTGACGGATCGGCTGATGCAGTCTTCGACGGTCAACCCGAAGGTGGTCGATACCTACGAGCAGGTCAACGCACACCTCTACGCCGCCGATACGGTGGTCAATCTCTATATCACACCGGACGGTTCGGCGCAGGGCGTCGGAGTCGTCATAGTGGAGTACGCGTGACGTGGCCGATCGTGGCGTTCTCATCCCCGAGTCCCTCGCCGATCGGTTCCTGAACGCCACGAGAATCGTCGAGCAGCGATTCGCCCAGTCGCTTGGCGGCCCGAAAACGCAGATATATGGCAGATTCACCGATACGTTCGTCGGCCATATCGTCGAGAAGGGGCCGGAGGACTCCGCCGACTTCGGCGACCACCGATATTGGGTCGAGCGACTCCTGTTCAGCGTGCCGGGCGGCGGGCGTGGCGAACGGGACGCCGTGCAGACGACCCCGGAGCGGGCCGGGCCGGTGACCGAACGGATCGTTCCGGTCACCAATCTGGCCGAGGAACTGACCAGAGGGCACCTGCTATGGCTGGATCAGTCGGTTATCGTGCACGCCGCCTGGGAGGAAGGAGATCGGCAGTTCGTCCGGTGGTTCATGTCCGCCGCGCCGCAGCCTTGGCTCTGGGTCAAGATCGTCGGGGCCGACAGAATCGACCCGAACCAGTGGATATATTCTGGCGTGCGGCAGGTCTTGAGGCTCGCCCAGAACGGATACGGCGATTTCGTCGATGGAACCGGCTTCTATGCCCGCACGATCCACGATATTATCAATCCGGCGGAGGCTTACAACGACGGTTCCAACTTCGAGGGCAACAGCATCGACGTAACCCGACTGCCGGACACCTGCGAGCTGGTCCCGATCCGTGGCGAGCCGGTGGTGCCGGTCGCCCCGACCTGGATACCGGAAGATGGCGTGGTCTGGAGCATTATCGGGTATCCGAACTCGGTCGATCAGGTGTGAGGGATGGCGACGAACGTCTGCTGTTGTGTCGGGGCCGGCAGGTTGGTGCCGTGCTGTTTCCCCGAGCCACCGGGGCCGAACAATCCGTGTCCACGTCCGACGTGCACGATGGTGCGGCGTGGCCCGGACGAAGACCCTTACAGCATTTGCCGGGAGCTGGGCGGTTATCCGCCGCTGAATGACCCGCCGGTGCCTGAGTGCAACTCTCAGATATTCGGTGCGGCCTTGTGCGAACCGCCCGGCGCCTATTGTCCGCCGTCTCTGCGCTTCAGTATGTCTGGATTCCACATCGTGACATGGACGTGCAGGTCTCGGAGAGACGTTATTGCTCTGCCATGCAGCGACACGCTTGTGCCTCAAGTCTGCACTTCGACGGTTTTGGGGGACCCGCCCACCGGACGGATTCCCCGCTTGCGGTCATGTTGCTTCGGCGCGGCCGGCGGGATCACGGGCCATATCATAGACCTGAGCGGCGGCTGGTGTTCGCGCTTCAACAGGTTCGACCCCCCGGATAGAATGTGCCAGGCCGGAGACCCCAGCCATCTGGGGTGGCCGCGCACGACCTTCCAATTCGGCGGCGGGTTATGCGTCTCGGCGTTCGATATCAACATTTCATGGGCTGTGCAAATGCACTGCAATCAATACTGCGAGGGACCGCTGTGCGGGGTATTTCCCGATCCGTGTCTGTTTCAGCCGCCGTGTTACGGTTACGAGGAAGCCTACAACTATACCTCTGAGAATAGATCATTCGCGGGCTCTGGCCCATTTGCGACGAGGGCGATACCGTTGGGCGACTTCCTCGCCGGCAGACCGACGGTATGGACTCCTTCGATACAACCGCCGATATGTACTCCGCAAGAGTTCTGTGGCGAGTTCGGCGCCACCTGGGCCGTGTGTGTTACCTGGGACAACAACGCTAGAATCGAGGTGAGCATATAATGGGCTGCTGCGGCGGGACAATGGAAAGGCTCGACGGGATAAGACAGACCATTGGCGGCGTCGCCCACGGGGCCATGGCGCGTGGCAAGATCATGCTCGGGATGGGCATGGCCAGTCAGGAGTCGGCGGCCAGACGGCTGGATATCTGCCTGACCTGCGAACACCGGGAGCCGCACACAAGCGTCTGCAACGGCTGTCCGGGACTGGTCAAGTGCAAGGTCAACCTCAAGGTGCAGCCGGCCAGCGAGGAATGCCCGAAGGGCAAGTGGGGCAAGACCCTGGCGGTGAGCTGAGATATGAAACCTTTGAAACCGACAGATACGGATGTGTGGATAGCCTACGTCAACAGGACGGCGGAGACCGTTTACTTGTCGTCCTTCCTGGCCTGCAACGTCACCGGGGCGGCGGCGACCTATTCCGTCGGCATCGACTACCTGGGCCGGGACACGCTCGGCACGGATAACGCCCTGGCCTGGCAGGTGCCGCTGGACGCCAAGGCATTCGACTCGACCAAGCAACTGGACTTCGATCTGCCGCCGGGCGCCAGGATACTGGTGCAGAGCGGGACCGGCGGGGCGATCACCTATACCCTCGGGGTGCGGCCATGACCACGCCACGGGACGAACGGACGCCGCCGGTCTCCCAGACCGCCGTCGTGCTGGGGCGCACTTCGCCGGGGGCGGGGCGGATCGAGGAAATTCTGATCGCCGATCTGGCCGTTACGCCGGCGGATCACGACCATACCACGGCCGGCGACGGCGGGGTGCTGACCAACGACGTCCACGACGGATACAGCGATTACGGCGAGATCGCCGAGCCGGCCATGCCGGGCGTCAATACCGCCAGACTCTACGCAGTCGACCAGAACGATCGCGCGGTCGTCGAGATCAAGAACCCGTCTGGCTTGGTGCTGCGGCCCAACCGGGACAACGTGTTCGTCGCCAAAAACGACGAGGCGGGCGTCGGGACCACCATTCCGAAGGGCTCGGTCGTCTACGTCTCCGGCTCGACCGGGGCCAACGAGCAGATTAGGCTGTGGCTTGCCGACGGCTCGATCTCGGTCGATCACGTCGGCCTCGCCTATGAAGACAGCGGACACAATGACTTCACGTTCGTGCTGACCCTGGGCAAGATCAGCGGCATCAATACCGACTTGGCCAGCATTACCGAAGGTGGTCGGGTTTACGCCTCGGCGGCCACGCCGGGCGCGTTCACCGGCACCGAGCCGGCGCATCCCAATTTGCGGGCTGAGCTTGGCGTCTGCACCCGCAAACACGCCGTTCAGGGCGAGATCGCCGTCGTGCCGCTGGTGGTCCGTGGCAATTTCCAGGGCACCAGACAGAACGACTGGCGGATCGGCGACGGGGCGGCCGGGGCGAAGACCGTCAAGTTCGTGGCCGACGGGACCAAGATCGGCACGGTGTCGATGACCCCGACGGCGGCGAGGGCGGTCACAATCCAGGACGCCGACGGCACGCTGTATCAGACCGGCGGCACGGACGTGGCGGTGGCCGACGGCGGGACGGGGGCCTCGACGCTGGCGGATCGCGGCGTGCTGATCGGGCGGGGAACCGCGGCGGTCGAGGCGTCGGCGGCGGGGGCGTCTGGACAGGTGCTGGTTGCCTTGGGGGCCTCCACAAGTCCCGCGTTTGCCCTATTGTCTCCGCCGTTTATTGGCCTGCGCCCAGGATCGCTCGGCGGGAGCATTCCGGTTTGGGCTATCACCCAGAATAGCGGCATACTCACATCCGGTCGACTGCGCGTGACCCCGATCTACCTGTATTCCGGAATGACCGTGACCTATTTGTCGTTCGTATCGGCTACAACGCCGGCCGGTACACCGACAAACTGGTGGTTTGCGCTTTACACTGGAGCCGGCGCCTTGATGGCTCAGACGGCGGACCAGACGACAACCGCATGGGCGGCGAATGAACTCAAAACATTGGCCCTGTCAGCGCCGCAGGCCATTGTAACAACCGGCGTCTATTATGCCGCCATCATGGTGAAGGCGACCACGGTGCCGAATTTCCAGACGGCCGGCGGCGCGACTGGGGCAACAGCCGTGCATACAAACCCGCAGGGCAATACGAGTGATACGGGATTGACCACGACGGCGCCGGACCCGTTCGGCCCGATCACCGCCAATTCCAATATCCCGTGGTGTGAGGCGTCATAATGGCTGACGATGACGGCGGCGGCGGCGGCGTCAGTATCCCGACGGCGTGTCTGGCGATCGTCTGGGCCGAAACAACGGCCGAGCGAAGGAACTCGTCCGGAATGTCCGCCGGACCCCGGCAATGGAACACCAGCAGGCCGTCGAAGTCGCCGCGCACGCTGGCCGTGAGGTCCACGGAACCGACGGGCAGGCGGCCAGTCCAGTATTCCAGCCGCCCCGTGCAAGCCCGTCTGGTGTCGGCCTGATAGTACACCCCCAGGCGGCCTGGGCCGTGGAAATAGAGGTGATCTCCGGCCAACCGCTTCTTGCGGCAGACGGCGATAACCTGCCCATCCTCGTCGGTCCGGTGGCGGAGCCGAGGCACCCGCCTCAGATCGGCGTCAGCGGCGAAATAGCACCTGGACATGGGGGGGCTCCTTTCGGGTCGGGATACCTATCCCGGCTGGCCCGCCTGAGTCTATCCGCCGCGCCAGAGGGTCGTCCAGCCGTAGGAATCGATGGGCTTGGGCTTCTGGACGCATCGAGGGCTAGCGGCCGACCCTTTCCCTGGGGGTAGACGGTTTCGGGGGCGAACTTGGCGGTTCCTGAGCTGCCGCCGCCTCCAGTCGCTCCACCTTCTCACGCAGAAACAAAATGAGGTCGGCCATCCAATCGGCACTGTCGCAGCCGTGATGATCTTTGCCGACCCGAGCGGCGGCCTCTCGCAGCCTCCGGTCGTCGGCATCCATTGCGCCACGCAACGCTTCCACCTGCGA